CGCAGCTCACGCTGTGCAGCATCATGCGGGCGTACTGGCTCATCTTCACCTTGCGTCCGCAGAGGGTGATCACGCCGGCGATGCTGGCCGCGATGCCGTCCACGTAGAGGGTGACGTCGCTCTTGCACTCACGGATGGCGTTGAAGATGGCGATGCCGGGATAGACCTCGCCGCCCACCGAATTGATATGTATCTCTATGCGGGAGTAAGCGTTGTCCAGATAGAGCAGCTCACTCACAAAGTCGCGGCTGGAAATCTTCCCGTCGCCACCCTCGTCACTCACCTCGCCATAGAGCAGCAGACAGGCGGTGTCATCGTTAAGTATGGATTTAAAAACATTCATCGCTTTTTCGTTTCTTTCCGGCGAAGTTAGTGCGGTTTTCGGGTCCGTGCAAAAAAGTGTGTAACGGTTTCCAAGATGTATGCAATCGTTCCGCATTTGTGGGTAAATGTTACGCGGTTTCTTTCAGGATTCAAACTTCGTGCGGAACTTTGCCCGAAACAAGCGACAGAGACATGAAAGATTTGACATTACAGCAGAAGAAGGAATGGGCGGGGATGCTCTACATGAAGGACAACCTCACCCAGCAGGAGATAGCCGACAAGGTGGGCGTCTCCCGCCAGACCGTCTCCCGTTGGGTGAAGGACGAGAAGTGGGAGGAGCGCAAGGTGGGCATCACGCTCACCCGCGAGCAACAGATATCCAACCTCCACCGGCAGATCATGGAGATTAACCGCACCATCAGCGAGCGGGAGCCGGACAAGCGCTTCGCGTCGCCCTCCGAGGCGGACACCATCAACAAGCTCAGTTCGGCCATCAAGAAACTGGAGACCGACGTGGGCGTGGGCGAGATTATCAGTACGGGCATGAAGTTCGTCACCTGGCTGCGCTCGTTCGACGTGGAGCGGAGCAAGGAGTTTCTGAAATTGTGGGACGCTTTCATCAAGGATTGCCTATGAAACTGACGCAGCGAGACAAGGACATGCTCAAGGAATGGGCGGTCTTCTACGAACGGGGGCTGCGCGTCGACGCCAGGGTGGACGTGTCGCAGGCCGAGATTGCCCGCGAGCTGGAACGCCTGGAGAAGGACCCGCTGGCGTGGATCAAGTTCTTCTTCCCGGACTATGCGGCGCACGAGTTCGCGCCCTTCCACCGCAACGCCGTCCACCGGTGCACGCAGCACGCCGAATGGTTCGAGGTGCTCAGCTGGGCGCGAAGCCTGGCCAAGAGTACCACGGTGATGTTCATCGTGATGTATCTGGCCCTGACGGGGCGCAAGAAGAACGTGATCCTGGCCAGCGCCACGCAGGACAGCGCCACCCGTCTGCTGGAGCCTTACAAGAAGGCCTTCGAGGAGAACGCGCTGATCCGTGCGTACTACGGCACGCAGGCCACGCCGGGCAGCTGGGCGGCGGAAGAGTTCGTGGCACGCTGCGGCTGCGCCTTCCGCGGGGTGGGTGCCGGCAACGCGCCCCGAGGCAGCCGAAACGGCGCCATCCGTCCGGACGTCATCCTGGTGGACGACTTCGACGATGACGAGGAAGTGCGCAACCCCGACTCCGTGCAGAAACGCTGGGAATGGTGGGAACGCGCCCTCTATCCGACGCGCGACCCGGCCATTCCGCTGCTCACCATCTTCTGCGGCAACATCATCGCCCGCGACTGCTGCGTGGTGAGGGCCGGGAACATGGCGGACCATTGGGACGTGGTGAACATCCGCGACAGAAACGGCGTGAGCACGTGGCCCGAGAAGAACACCGAGGCGAAGATTGACGAGATGCTGGGCAAGATCAGCGCGGCCTCGCAGCAGACCGAGTACTTCAACAACCCCGTCACCGAGGGCGAGGTGTTCCGCGAGCTGACTTATGGCAAGGTGCCGCCCCTCTCGAAGTTCCGCTTCCTGGTCATCTACGGCGACCCCGCACCGGGCGAGAACCGCACCAAGAACTCCTCCACCAAGAGCTGCATGCTCATGGGCATGATGGGGACGAAGCTCTACATCATCAAGGCCCGCCTGGACCGCGGCCTGAACGCCGACTTCATCGACTGGTACGTGCAGTTGCTGGAGTACGTGGCCGGACGGACAACGGTCTACTGCTACATGGAGAACAACAAGCTGCAGGACCCCTTCTTCCAGCAGGTCTTCAAGCCGCTGGTGGCCAAGGCCCGGAAGGAACGCGGCGTGCAGCTCTTCATCGCGCCGGACGAGGAACGGAAGACCGACAAGGCCACCCGTATCGAGGCCAACCTGGAACCCCTCAACCGCGAGGGCAACCTGATACTGAACGAGGCGGAACGCGACGACCCGCACATGAAACGCCTCGAGGACCAGTTCAAGCTGTTCACGCTCCGCCTGAAGTTCCCCGCCGACGGACCGGACTGCGTGGAGGGCGGACTGAGAATACTGAAACGGAAAGTGCAACAACTGGAACCGGTGGTGACGCTCCGTCCCAACCGGAACCGCAACCATAAACGATTATGAGCAAGTTTATCAAACCGGAAGACTACGACGCCAGCATCCATGCCGAGATACTGGACCGCCTGACGCGCAGCGACGAGAGCATCGTGGAAATCTGCGAGGACCGCGCCATCGCCGAGATGCGCAGCTACCTGGGCGAGCGTTACGACGTGGACGCCATCTTCTCCGCCGAGGGCGACGACCGCCACCCGCTGGTGCTGATGATGGCCATCGACATCACCGTCTACCACCTCTTCTCCATCCATAATCCGCAGAAGATATCGCAGGTGAGGGTGGACCGCTACGAGCGGGCCGTGGAATGGCTCAAGCAGGTGGCCAAACGGCAGGTCAGCGTGGACGGCGCCCCCGTCCTCGACACCCAGAAGCAGCAGTCGCCGTGGCTGATGCACAGCAACCCCAAACGGCATAACCATCTTTAAAAACCCTACGGACATGAAACTGACCGATATCATACCTTCGTTCGCCAACCGCACTTCGCGCAAGGGCGGCGGACGAATCACCGAGGGCGGCAACTTCCGCCCCGGCAGCACCGTTGTGCTTACCGCCCCGAAGCGGTTCAACATCGACCTGCAGGACTTCATGCAGGCCATCCACAGTGCGGAGGACGTGGACTTCACACGCCGCTCCCGCCTCTACGACATCTACACCGACACCCTCATCGACGCCCATCTCTCCGGCTCCATCGAGCACCGCAAGGCGGGCGTGCTGAACCTGCCGTTCACCTTCGTGCGCGACGGGCAGGAAGACGAGGCCGTCAAGGAGCAGATTGACAGCCCCTGGTTCCTCGGATTCATCGACGACGTCCTCGACTCCATCTTCTGGGGCTTCACCCTGGTGCAGTTCTACCTCGACAAGAACGGATGGGTCAACTACTACATGGTGCCGCGCAAGCACGTCGACCCCGTGCGCAACCTGATCAAGCACCGCCAGGAGGACATCTTGGGCACAAGCTTCGAGGAGTACGACGGCCTGCTGATGATCCGGAGCAAGGACCCGCTGGGCATCCTGGCCCGCACGACGCCCCTCGTCATCTACAAGCGCGGCTCGATGGGGGACTGGGCACAGTTCTCCGAACTCTTCGGGATGCCGGTGCGCAAGTACACCTACGACGCGGCCGATGCCGAGGCGCGTGCCGCCACGATGGCCGACGCCGAAGAGCAGGGCGGTGGCAGCGTGTTCCTCTGCCCTCAGGGCACAAACCTGGAGTTCATCGAGTCGGGCAACAAGACGGGCAGCAACGACCTCTATTCCGGCTTCGTGGACCGCTGCAACGCGGAAATCAGCAAGGCGGTGCTGGGCAACACGCTGACCACCGAGGCCAGCGAGACGGGCACGCAGGCGCTGGGCACCGTCCACAGCAAGGTGGAGGAGGCCTTGTTCCTGAAGGACCTCCGCTTCGTGCTCAACGTGCTCAACTACGACATGACGGACATCTTCGAATCGCTGGGCATCCATACCCGCGGCGGCAAGTTCACCGTGGCCAAACCGAAGAACACGAGCGAGACGACGGCCCGCGTCAACATCCTCGAGAAGGCGGTGACGGTCTTCCAACTGCCGATGGACGATGACTACCTCTATGAGGAACTGGGCATCGACAAGCCGGAGGAATACGAGCGGCTGAAGAAGGAGTTACAGGAACGGGCTGCCGCCAGTCCGCTGATGATGCGACAGCCGGCCCTTAACCCGCAGAACCGCGCGCAGCCTTTTTTCGCAGTCGCCCCGCAGGACGGAGACGGGGCTTTAGACTGGTGATGGACGAACTGTACGGCATCCCCGAAATGCCGGACCAGGACGATATAGACTACATGGGCGACGCCATCACGCCGTTGCAGGCCAAGGCGGAGGAGGTGAGCCAGGCGTTCGGGTTTACCGAACAACTGATTCTGGACTTCCTCCACCGCCTGTACGACGGGAAGCTCGACCCGAAGCAGGAGATTGACGCTCCGATGTGGGAGCAGGTGCGCACGGTGCTGCGCGAGGCGGTGGCCAAGGGCTACGACGAGCCGAACATGCCGGACGCTGATGAGGTGTTCTATGAGCAGCTGCAGCACAACACGGACGTGTTCGCGGCCTTCAAGGTACACCGTATGCAGAACGACATGGCGCACATGCTGCTCGATTCGAACGGCAAATTAAAGACGTTTGAACAGTGGTCGAACGACGTTCAAACGATAGCCAGCCATCAGGTGGGCCACTGGTTGCAAACGGAGTATGACACGGCGGTGATTCGCGCCCATCAGGCGGCGGACTGGCAACAGTTTGAGCGGGAGAAGGACGTATTGCCCAACTTGAAGTGGATGCCAAGCACCAGTGCACACCCCGGAGCGGACCATCGTGTCTTTTGGGGAACGGTGCGCGCCATCAACGATCCGTTCTGGAGCAGCCATCGCCCCGGCGACCGCTGGAACTGCAAGTGCTCGCTCTCGTCTACCGATGAACCGGTTACTCAGGTGCCGGACGCTGCGCCCTCTGACGAACCACAGAATGGGTTGGAAAATAATCCGGGAGTGGACGGAAAACTCTTCTCCGATAACCATCCCTATATTAGCGGTGCTTATCCTGGAGCAAAGAAGGCCGTGGATAAGTTCATAGAGCATGAAACAGAGATTGGCAGCAACGTCCCTGGAGGGCTTGATTCGCGACAGCAAGTCGAGTGGATTAAGAATGTACATTCTGTGGAGGAGGCCCTGGATATTAAGCAGGGTACCCCGATGTCTCACAAGGAAGCCAATGAACACAAGTCCAATCCGAACTTTCAACCGAATGTCGAGAACGAGTGGTATAGAAACTGTCAATCATGTGTCGTTGCTTATGAGTTACGCAGACGCGGTTACGATGTAGAAGCAAATGGTCGAAATCCAGGTTCGGGAAGTATGACTGATAAATTGGCGTGGAAGACTGAGATGGCATGGAAAACAATAGAAGGTGAATCGGTCAAGAAACAAAATGTAAGGGGAGCAAACGAAACTGAAATTGCCGATGGCCTAAATCAGTGCACAAAAGCAGTGGGACGGTATCACCTTGATTGGACTTGGCGAAGAGATAACATGAGTCAGGAGTTAGAAGGCCATATCGTCGTTGCGGAAAGATTCGAGAATGGTGGACTTAGAATTTATGACCCGCAGAATGGTGAGTGCATAGATTGGAAAGAATTATTCTCCAACATTGATATTAATAGAGGAATAAATATATTAAGGGTAGACGGGTTAATTCCGAATGAAGGAATTGTAAAGGGAATAGTTCATAAGAAATAATCTACAACGTAGGCAATATCGCTCTTACTTCTTTAGGGCTTGCCCATTCTGCCTTGTCATTTGCCACTAAGATATAAGGAGGATATCCTGAATATCCAAGAGGATACTTCGTTATAGCTTTATACACGATATAGCCATTCCAGTCACAGACGTAACGAGCTCCCTTTTCACCCTCTTTTTCTGCGAATGCTTTAGCGATTTTGTAGGCTTCTGCCAATATTTCTGCTCTTGTCTTCATATTGCTTATTGATTTTTCGCAAATATACGATTTAATTTTATAAAAACATAATTATGAACGAAAAAGAATTCATAAATCGTCTAAAATCGAAGCAGCGGGAGATAGAAAACCTCACCCGACGGCGACTGCCCATCATTGTGGGCCGTATGGCGAAGGACCACTTCCAAGATAACTTCCGCCAGGGCGGTTTCGTGAACGGAGGCATCCACAAGTGGCCCGACTCGAAGCGCCAAAGCTCCGGCTACAACAATGCAGCTTCGCAGTACGGCCCGCTGCTCTCGTCCCGCCGCCACCTCTTCAGCAGCATCAAGTACACGCCCGGCAACGCCAGCGTCACCATCAGCAACGACC